CAAGATTACCTGACACACACCCTGATTTTATTAAGATATTTTGGGAAGTTGAAGAGGGTGCAGATTACTTAAAGTTTTTAAGAAAGAAAAAATGACCAATATAAGACATCTAATACATAGAACATTAGATATAGGAAGTGGTTTAATTATATCTTTATTAATACAAATGTATATTTTTCCTTTATATGGTATTTATTTACCCTTTTGGAAGATGATACATTTCTCGTTAATCTTTACAGCGATAAGTATTGCAAGAAGTTATTTATGGAGTAAATATATTTTTAAATACAAATGAAATCAAAGTTAGTTTTATTACATTGGGAAGATGCTATTACACCTACAGATGGGTGGACAGATATTACTGATTTAAAATCAGAATTAGCAGATTGTGTATCTGTTGGCTTTGTTGTAGAAGAAAATGATAAAACCATAACAATCGTATCTCATGTGTCAGGAGATGAAGAAGGAACTGATATTGACGGATCATTAGTATTAGATAAAACATGGATTAAAGAAAGACAAGATTTAGTAATATCTTCTATGCCTGATAAAGATATAGGAGTAATGGTTGGTAAATGGTTAGATGGAAGTTTAATTGTTGATAAAGCCAAAAAAAATTTAAAAAGAGATAAACCAATCACAGACGTATAAGTTTTAAAAAAGCCAATTCAATCTAACAAAGAGAAAATTATGCCAAAAAAAATAAATAAAGAAAAAGAACAAGCATTTATAGAAGCCTTTTGCGAGGGAGATACTGCTGGTAATGCAACTCAATCGGCTATTAAAGCTGGGTGGGATAAAGATAAATCTCCAAGACAGCAAGGATCATATCTTAAAAAGAAATATACAAAAGAGATAAGAGAAAAGAATGAGGAGAGAATAACCTCAACATCAGGTATGGCTATATCTGTATTACAAGATTTATTACATTCAGATCAAGACGCAGTTAAATTAAATACTGCAAAATTGATTTTAGAACTTGGAAACTTCTCATCACAAACTATAAATTTAAATGTAGATAACACTCATCAGAAATCAGATGATGAATTAATCGCTGAATTAAAGGATCTAGTTAAAACAATACCTAACTTACAACCTAAATTGCAAAATATAGCATATGCAGATGAAGAAAATAACCAAATCAATCCTAACGAGCAAGAAGATAATAAGAATATTGTTAAGCATTAAGGGTGGTAGGTAAGTATGCCAAGACTAATAAACGTGGCTTCTAGGGGTATGTATGGAATCCAATTTTAAATAAAATCTTTTAATTTGCCTGTTTTTACTAATATTGGTGTTTTTTCACCTACATAAGCAGAAGTGATATTATAATAAATATAATCGTAGGAATCTTCTTCTGTCATTTGTTCTCTTGTCATTAATATCTCAGCGATCTTATCAATATCATAAACTAATTTCCTTTCAATAGATTCTTGCACACCTATTATGGCTTCATCAAACCCATCTATTTTTAATAACTCATCATCATTCATATTTGGTATCATTGTATAACCCCCTTTCAGGTCTTTTCTGTAATTTCCTGAGTTTTATATCTTCAGGTTTAAAACTTACTTGTTCAGGATATTTTTCTGATTCTTTAACCACCTTATCTATGGCTTCTTCTTCTGATGTTGCTCCAACTGATCCACTAAAAACAACTGTGGCTCTATAACAATAGTAATTTTTTTTCATATATCACCTGTTTCAAATATTACAGACTTCGCAAGAACCTTGATCATCTTCATACATTTCATACTTTACACCAAATTCTTTTTCTAAATCTTTTATAAATTTTAATTGATGTTGCCCAAATTCAGTATTAAATTCTTCTGTTTGTTTTTTCTTACTAGCCAATAAACAAGGATAACAACCTACTCTATTTGACCCCTCATCATACAAAGAGTTATGCTCCCAACCATAATCTTTGATGTGTTCAAAACAATCATCAGTAGACCAATCTATAATTGGAAATCTTAAACTAACATTTCTATCTAGCATTTTCGGATAATCAGGGAAAACATCTTGATAAGAATGTATTTCTGCTGAATCTAAATCTCCATATCTTTTTTTTCTTTGGTGGCTCTCATCTGATCTTATTCCCAACCAACATTGTGCTTTTCTCTCATCGTAAAACCCATTTTTTCTAAACCAAATCTTAATGTTATCTCTTTTAAATTTTCTAGTGCAATATCTAGCCATTCTGTGTGGGAAACCTTTACCCCTAGATAATTCTTTTCTAATATAATCTATCATTGTTGGGTAATCATCTGATTCTGTATACTGTATCTTTAACCCTGTCTTTTGTTCAATATAATCAAGGTATTTATAAGTTTTTGGGTGATCCCAACCTGTGTTGTAATGTAGAGGTATTATTTTATCTTTATTAAAATTTTGTAATGCAAGGATTAGGGTAGCTGTGCTGTCTTTCCCACCTGACACAGGCACTATAATCTCGCTATCTGTTGGGATATGCTTGAATGTTCTTTTTGCAAATTCTAGTTTAATTTGGCTCATGTATTACCTATTTTAGATAATAAGTCTAATTGACCACTTTTTTTAGCATAATGTTTTGTTCTCATAATAGATAAAGACTTATCTCTAAAATCTTCCCATGACCAAAACTTATAATACCTTTGTATAGCCCATTTCTGAAATTTTTTGTGTAATTTATTGGAATTGTCAAAAACCATAGGATAAGCAAATGCTCCAATTTCGTGAATTTTATTGAAACGATAATATATATCTTCCCATGTTTCTCCTTTTTTAAATCCTATTATCATATATACCAATAAATGAGATGTAGGAACACCATATTTAGTCAATCTTTCAACACCTTTCATAAATATTTTTTCATCTCCTAAATTATCCCATGCAGTATAAAGTCTTTTAGTTTTAAATTTTGTGTCTTTGTAGTTGATATGTGGCAACATTTCGCAAGATTCCTCATCAATTAGTCTTATATTAATGCCTTGACTAAAATTAATTTTGAATTTTCCCTCTATCATTTCTTTAGCTTTTTCTTGCCAATTTGGTTGTCCAAAGAAATCATTGTCTAATAAAACTATATTTTTAGGGTAAGGTTCTCCTCTCCATATATCGTGAATTGCACTATTCCCTTTATTCTTCCCCTCTTTTTTAGGAACAACACAAAATTTACAAGCCAATCTACACCCCCTTTGTGAAAAACCTATACTATTCTTATAATCAGGATATAAGTCATAATCAAAATACTCGTAGCTATTCAAATCAACAATATCCTCTACCTTAATTTTGTTTTCTGTACCTGTTCCACCTATGATTGCATTTGGAAAATACCTTAAAAAAACCTCTTGCTTTTTTTTCGAGAAATTAAAGATTGATGATCCATATACAATATCATAATCTTTTTCAAACAAAGTTTTTTTTGCTGATTGTGTAAAGTAAACCTCATCTCCTTTTGATTTATGCCAATGCGATAATTTCATTAAAGCTAAATTAGGCAATTTACCATCTAATTGTGTAATTCTTACTCTCTTTTTCCTTAAAGTATCTAAATTTACTTTTATCATTTATCACCTATTTTAGATAAAGATTCTTGTTCTAAATCATAAAACATTTCCATAATCTGCTTATATCCTTTTCTTATTTTTCCATATGTACCTTTTTTAATATCCATTATTTTACATCTAGTAAAATCATCGTAGATAAATAAGCCATCAGAACAATGTCTACATTTCTCAATCTTTTTATTGAAAGTAGTATATCCAACTCCTTGACAAAATGGACAAGCACTTACTACACATTCTAAAATTGCACAGTTTACTATCTTCTCTAAAGTCTTTTTAGGGTGTTTAAACTTAATATCTTCAAATATTTCTTCTGCTTTTGTATAAAAATAATCAAATAACCTATTCATAGCTGAATGGTCATTAAGGTATTTCATTAAAAGATAATTAGTTTGATTCTCAGTAAGGTTTGAATAAGATAATATGACCGATATATCTTGTGGTGTAATAGCGTCATGGGATTTTGAAGTACCAACTGATGACATATCAAGTGAACTAGGCAACAGCTTAGATAACATTTGTATTTTAATCTGATCCTCTCCTTTGCTTTTCAGCTTTAAGCACAAAAAACCAAACCGAATCATTTAGGGTTGTTAAATTCACATCATCAATTATTCTTTGATAGTGTAAAAATAGAACAAGTAAATCCTGATCCGATAAATTTTTTACATATTTCTGAATTAATGAGGTATCTGCTTTTTCCATTTTCATAATTTCCAAATCCTGTATTCTTTTTTTTGACCGAATTTTTTGATAGTACGAAAAGTTATTTTATGTCCTTTTCTCCAAGCAAAACCTCTTACTGCGTCAACTATTTTATAATCATCAACCATAAAAGATTCTCCTGATCTCATATTAACCATAGCTTTTATATATTCATCATACTTGCTTTGATGAGATATAGGAATATCTTTTTCAATCTCTATCATTTTCTATATACCATTTGTATAATTCTTCTTGTAATCCATAGTTTTTTTCAAATTCTTTAGGGTTTCTATGATACTCAATCATGTGATGTTGATAACATAAAGGTATAAATTTATCTGATTTTAAACCCATACCTGTATTTATTCTTAAATGATGTATCTGTGGCTCACTCCATATACCCATTTTTTTACACACAACACACCCAAAATTAATGGCTCTTTTATACCTTTCCCTTATTTCTTTATTAGGTTTCTTTGCCACTAAAACTCCTTAATCTGTCTTACCACAGATGTTTGTTCTTGTTGTCTTAAAATATAATTGCTACCTCTTAAGGTAGGATTATCTTGTTTTATTTTTCTGGCACATCTGCTGATAGATTCATATTTAGATAATTCATCTATTCCTAAAATGGTCATAAAGTCTCTATCTCCTCTATAACCTATGTTATTTAACTGATAATGCCAAACCATAGCCACAAGCACGTTATCGTGATCCCTAGCTATTGGTTCTTCTTCTAACACTCGGTAAACTAAGTCTTTAATTTTTAATATATCCATCACGTTCTCCTGTTTTGTTATGGGTAGGTTTGAGGAGATACCCACTCCTTGTTTTATTTACGTTTGTTGACTTCTCTCAGATGAGCGTCTTTCCAAACATCCTCACCCTCATCCACGAATAAAACTACGCTAGGGATTCTTGTCCCGTACCTGCCTTCATCAATCGTGTTGAGTTCTTCAACAGTTAGGTTTTTAGTAAATGCCCAATTAGTGTGTCCATATTTATAATCACACATTTCATCTATCACATCTGTGGTAGCGTTGGGTTCATTCCAACCCTTGTAAGGGGTTTTTTTGTATTCCATATTTTTGTCCTCACCAACTTAATTGTTGGGATAATTCATTATAACAGAATATTTCTTTATTGTCAAATCCCTTGATTCCATTGACCTGTAGACTAACTCAAATGTTCGTATAATTTCCTTTCAAGTCTTTTGTTTGAATTTACACTCCTGAATAAATCAGATTCTATTTCTGAAATTTTTAAG